GAATTATCAGAACGCAGTTAAACAACAGTATGTTCAACAATCTCAACCTCAACAACCCCAATACGACCCTAAAGCAGTTGAATGGGCAGAAAAAAATGAGTGGTTTGGACAAGATAAAATAATGACTGCAGCAGCATTAGCTTTAGATGCTGAATTAAAAGAACAAGGTTGGAATCCTTCAGAAGATGATTTTTATACTGAAGTTGATAAAAGACTAAGAGAATCATTTCCTAATAAATTAAAAGGAAATGAACAACCTCAACAAGTTCGTCAGAAGGCTACGTCAAGTCCTTCCCAAGTGGTAGCAGGAACATCTCGCACTCCTGCCTCCAAAAAAATCAAGCTAAGTCAAGAAGACGTTAGGTTGGCTAATAAATGGAATATACCACTAGATAGGTATGCAAAAGAAAAGTCTAAAGTAGAGACTGGAGAAGAGTATACTACAATAACAACACAAATGCGTAGGAGTTAAAAATGGCTATTAATAAAATAAAACGTAGTGAAGAAACTAGGGAAGCTACTTCAAAACAAGAAACAGCTTCATTTGAAGAAACTAATTTTTTACATATACCTGAAGGAGTTAAAAACAGATTTGATTCTCAAGGTATGTCTTTAAGATGGATTAGGATTACATTAAATGGAGAAGATGACTACAAGAACGTAGGTAAAAGACAACGTGAAGGTTGGACATTTGTTTCCCCTGAAGAAGTTCCAGAGTTAGCTTCAACATCTATTGTCAAAGAAGGTGGTAGATATAGTGGAGTCGTTTCCAGTGGTGATGTTGCTTTAGCAAAGATACCAACAGATAAGATGATAGCTAGGCAAGAGTATTATCATAATAAGCACAAGCAACAAGAAGATTCTCTTGATGCAAACTTACGTGCTCAATCTGATTCTCGTATGCCAATAACTAACTCAAGTAAATCAACTGTTACAAAAGGTCGTGAACCTCGTTTTCAAAGATAGTTTGTAACAAATATTAATTATTCTTAATTGAAGGAGATAACAAATGAGTGCAAGTAAAGCATTATTTGGAATGGTCCCTTTGAGAAAAGTTGGTTCTAATTACAATTCTACTGCTCAAACTCAGTATGATATTGCTAATGCAACAGCTTCTAACATTTTTCATGGAGACCTAGTTACAATTGCAGATGGATTTATTACTCCAATTGCAACGACAACTGATTATGCTGTAGGTGTGTTTGTGGGTTGTGAATATACTGACCCTGTTTCTAAACAACCTACATTTAGTCATTACTTTCCTGCAAATACTTCAAGTGCTATTGGTAATCCAGTAGGATTTGTTGTTGACGACCCATATGCTTCGTTTATGATACAAGCAGATGCATCCGTTACTGCAGGTGATATTAACTCTCAAAACTTTGAGGTAACTTTAGGTTCAGGTTCAACTGTAACTGGTAACTCAGGCTTTGGTATTAAAGCTTCAAGTAGAGCAACTACTACTAAGGCTGTAAGACCTATAGCATTAATTGATGAACCAGGAAATGCATTAACAGGTACTGATGGTGCGTTCCCTAAACTTGAAGTGAAAATCGTCCAGCACTGGATGAAACGTCAAGCAACAGCATAGAGAAGGAGATATAATATGGCTATAAATAGAGCAAGTATTGCAAAACAACTTCTTCCAGGACTTAATGCTGTATTTGGTGTTGAGTATGGTGATGTAAATGACGAACATACACCCCTATTTGAAACTGAAAATTCAGATAGGTCTTTTGAAGAAGAAGTGCTATTCACAGGATTTGGCACAGCTCCAGTAAAATCTGAAGGTGCTGCTGTTTCTTTTGATGATGCACAAGAATCGTTCACAGCTAGATATAACCACGAAACAGTGGCTTTAGCTTTTTCAATTACTGAAGAAGCAATGGAAGATAATCTATATGATACTTTCGCTAAAGTTCGTTCTCGTGCACTAGCAAGAGCAATGGCTAACACTAAACAAGTAAAAGCAGCAGCTATTTTCAATAATGGCTTCACTGCTGGTGATTCTGCAATTGGAGATGGTCAAGCATTCTTCTCTGCATCTCACCCAGTTGTTGGTGGTGGCACCCAAAGTAACCTATTAGCTGCAGCAGATTTAGCTGAAGCAGCTTTGGAAACTGCGTTAATTTCAATTGATGGAACTAAAGATGACAGAGGTATCTTAATTGGTGCACAAGCTCAATCTTTACACATTCCATCTGACCTTAAATTTACTGCTGATAGGCTTCTAGCTTCTCCAGGTAAAGTAGGGTCTCCTAACAACGACATTAACGCAATTAGAAACATGGGAGTAATACCTGGTGGTTATATGGTAAACAGAAGGTTTACAGACACCAATGCTTACTTCATTAAAACTGACGTACCTAATGGTACTAAAATGTTTGTAAGAGTTCCTCTACAAACTAAAATGGAACCAGATTTTGATACTGGTAACGTCAGATTTAAAGCAAGAGAGAGATACTCTTTTGGTGTTTCTGATTGGAGAGGATTCTTTGGTTCTGCAGGTGGCAGCTAGAATCTAAACATATAAGGGGTCTCAATAGAGACCCTTTATATTATTATAGAAGGAATTATAATGACGAATTTAACATCAAGATATATAACAACAGTAGCAAGTGTGGCAGTAGACCACCCTACTCGTATTAGAGGTTTTAATGTAGCTAATGCAAAAAATGCACTAGGTGTATTTGAGTTAAGAGATGGTACAGCTACAAGTACAGGTGAATCAAAAATTAAAATAAATATAAATGCAGATGGTTCTTTAGATACTTACTTAGCAGATGAAGGTGTACGATTTGAAAGTGGTGTAGTAGTAAGTACAACTGCAAGTGTATTTTCTACAATTTATTTTGGATAATAACAATGCCTACAAAAACTAAAAAGAAAAAATCAAAAGGCATGGGAATTAAGACTAGTGTAAAGTCAGGTAATTTTTTACCCACTAGCAAAGGTGCAGGTATGACAAAGAAGGGTGTTGCTGCTTATCGTAGAGCAAACCCAGGTTCTAAGTTAAAGACTGCAGTAACTGAATCAAGACCTACAAAAGCAAGAGCAAAAAGAAGAAAATCATTTTGTGCACGTTCAGCAGGACAAGCTAAAATGCATAATATAAGCTGTAAGAAAACTCCAAAGAAAAGAATATGTGCAGCTCGTAGAAGATGGAAATGTTAGATGGCAGATTTTACAACTTTAACAACAGAGATAGTAAATACAACTGAGAATAATGCTCAAGAGTTCTTAGACCAAATACCTAACATTGTTAATAGAGCAGAGGAAAGATTAACAGATGAATTAGATGATTATGGTTTAGTAACCTATACATCAGTAGCAGTATCACAAGGTAATAATATTGTTACTCTACCAACTGGTACACGAATTGTAAAGAATTTTAATATAGATATTAATGGAGTAAAGACAAGTATACTTTTAAAGACTGATGAATATTTAAGAGATTACTGGGATGTGTCAGCTTCAACAGGTGAACCAAAGTATTATGCTCATAAAGATAATACAACAATAATGATTGCACCTACACCTTCATCAACAAGTAATGGTGAAGTCGTACATGTAACTAGACCAACAACATTAACGTCAGCTTCACCTGATAATTATTTTACACAGTTTTGTTATGATGCATTGTTTAATGCCTGTATGGTAGAGTCATATATCTTTATGAAGAACTTTCAGATTGTACCATTGTTTGAACAACGATATCAAACTTCAATACAGACTGTAAGAAACAGAGCCAGAAGATTTAGACGTGACGATATGACAAGACCTGCAAGTCCTGCAGGAGCAGATAACACAGTAGTAGATGGGAGTAATTAATGGTAATTAGTAGAAGTTCAATACCACAACAGATAATGAAACCTGGTGTAAAGAAAAAGAAAAAAAGTTTATATAGTAAAGCTAAAGATAAAATAAAAAAATTAGACATAACTAAAAAAATGCCTGAGAGTTTAAAAAAAAATCCTATTCGTAAAGCTTTAAGTAAAGCTGCAAGATTTGGTTTAAGAACTGCAACAGGAAGTAATCCATTAGGAATG